GGGGGGAACACAAACTGCATTGCGTTTTCCTCTTCTGGTGTGAGCAAACAACACTTGGTGTACAAATCCGACACAAGTCCTTTCTCCCCGAATGTGAGCAAGGGGTGCGTTTCTTCGTTCTCATTTTGTTCGTTCCCGTCAACCGGGAGGTCCTAGTTGTAATTTTGACAGTCCTCCCGACAGAGTCCCTTTTGGAACCCATGCTTACAAAAGTCGTCGATCGTGTAGATCGTGTACTTCCTAACGGGGGTTTTCGTTTTCTTGATTTCAACGACCATGGGAGGTCTCCTTTGGGGGTAATGGCACTGGATGGGAAACGACGGACAGACAATGTTCATTTCTCGAGAAAAATTCGTTCGCGTTTTCAACCGCAAAATAAATGAATGAGAAACCCAAGATTATCGGACAAGGCGGATTTGGCGTCGTCACTGAGGAAGGTGGCCTCGCCAAGAAGAAGTTCGAAAGACTTCACCACATGATACGCGAACTGGCGATGTTGCGCTACATGAGACACAGCGGATACATTGTAAAAGTGGAGAAGCAAAACTTCAAAGCGATGACGATTTCGTGCAAGAAGTGGCACTGTTGTCTCCACGAAGCCATGGTCAAGAAACGGATTCCGGCCGCCTGTAAGTTACAAATTTTCAAGGACGTCCTTTACGGACTTTGCCACATACACGAAGCTGGAATCGTTCACTCCGACATCACCCCTGGAAACATTTTGGTCAACACGAAGAGTTGGAAGGCGTGTCTTTGCGACCTCGGGTTGTCGAGTATTACCAACTACTGTAGGGTCTACCAAACGGCGGAAGGGTACGCCCCCGAAAAACCCGTCCCATGTCCCGGTCACGACATGTTCGGTTTGGCAGTTTCCATGATCGGCCTCTTTGGAAACACGCCAATCTACAAGAAAAAGACCGCGAGGGAACTCCGCGAGATCATCACCAACCACCCCGCCATCCCCGACAAATTAAAGAAGGTACTCTGTCGTATGTGTCCCGACGACCCAAGGAAGGCAATCACGTCGAAGGAAGTCCTCTGGACGGTATTCCAAGAAAAAACTTCCTTCGACCTCCCTGAAGTCGAACTATACGAAGTCACGGTTCCCGACGAAACAAAACAGTACATACAAGAGAAAGTCGCCCAGATCTCGAAAATCTACAAAATAAATCGCGAACAACGTTGTTACAGCGTCCTCCTGCAGTTCTTCTCGGGCCCCGAGGGTCAAAAGGCAAGGGAAGAGTGTTACGACCTATTCATCGTTTCGGCCTTGTACATTTTTGCTTGCCTCTACGGCAGATCGTACTTCACGAAAGAAGAAGCGCTGAAAACTTTGAGAGGGGACTACTCGGAAGAGGACTTGTTGATCGTCGCCGAAATGTTCGTCCAAGACAACAACTTCATCACGATGACTTTGGTCTCGACCAAATAACTTTCTTCGATCGAAGAAATTACGTAATTTCGAAGTTGAACGGAATGGGAGGTTACTTGTCCCGAAGTTTACAAACCTTGCAATTCCTCTTCAAGTTCCCGTGAGAGCAGAGGAGGGAAGGATTGCAAACGAGGCAGGCATTCTTCCACTTTCCTCGTTCTTCGTTGCCGCACTCCACGTCATCACGCTCAGGAGGATTCGGTTTAATTCTTTTCCGAGGCGTTTCTTCGTCGACTATCATCCTCTTCATTCTTTTTTCTCTATTTTGACCAGACTAATGAATGGATTTCTACTTGTCGTCCTTCGCCCTCGTCATTCTACTTCGATCGAAGTTGATTATATAATTTCGAATGGAGTGAGAGGAACGGGAGGGTACTGGGATTTGCAAACCGGACAAAATTTCTTCCACTTCCCGTGCGAGCACTTCAACGAAGGTGTGCAAATTAGACAATTACTCTTCCTCTTCCCGTGATCACATTTCAACAAAGGTGTGCAAATTAGACAATTACTCTTCCACTTACCGTGCGAGCACTTAGGAAAATTTAGTTTAATTCTTTTCTGAGACTGTTCGCCTTCGTCTTCGATTATCGTTCTCTTCATCTTTTATTTTCTCTATTTTGACTGGACTAATGAATGGATTTCTACTTGTCGCCCTCCGTCCTCGTCCCTTCGGTTGAAGTAGAACGAAACGGGAGGACACCTAATGTACAAACCGGACAATCGACACTTCATTTCCCGTGCAAGCACAAGAGAGAAGAAATGTTATTCACATTTCATCGAGGGAGTAACTCATTGGAGCCGCTCAGGGGGAACGGATGGACACTTACCCTAAAATTTGCAATCTTTGCATCTCTTCTTCCGCTTCACTAGTCGTCCTCCGTCCTCGTCGTGTCGCTGCGTTCTTCGTGGGGACACTTTCGTCTCTTCGTTGGGTTCCAGTCGACACCCTTTGCTTATCTACTTCGGCCGAAGTAGAACTAACAGAACGGACAATTGTATTTCCACTTCCCGTGTGGACACGCTCTGGAAGGCGTACAAATTAGACAGTTGTGTTTCATCTTCACCTGTTCCATCACGTAGTTCCGGTTCCCGTGTGGACAAATCTGCGACGGAGTACACACCCAACAGTTGTGTTTCCACTTGTCGTGAACGCACTTGACGGACGGATTGCACACCTTACACGCGTACTTGAGTTTACCGTGGGAACAGCACCTCGACGGGTTACAAACCAAACAGTTGTATTTCGACCTACCGTGCGGGCAGACCCGTGGTGGAGAACACACCCGACAGTTATGTCTCCGCTTGCCGTGCGCACACTTGACGGAAGGATTGCACGTTGGACAAGTGTACTTGAGTTTACCGTGAGGACAACACCTCGATGGATTACAAACCAGACAGTTGTTTTCCGACTTACCGTGTTGGCATTTTCCCCTTTTGGGTGGCACTATGCATTCGGTCCCTTCTTCTCTCGCCCTCTTCATTCGATTTGTTTTATCTTCTTCGTCCCGATCAGGACGAAAATTACAAGAGATTGTGTTGTTCCTGGACGGTTACCACTTCCGCGTCTGGGTTCAACGGAACTTCTTGGTTGGACTGCTTGCTTCTCAGAAGGAACCAAACGATACAAAACCAAAAGACGGTTCCCGTTGGCAAAATGTAAATCCAAGACAGATTCTTTTCGCGGGATTCGTGCCAGTCGGGAAGTTCCTTGGTCTTCTCCCCGGTGAACTGGTCGACGTAGCCGTTCTCAATCAACGTTCCGTTCAAAGTGAAAACCAACCAGTAGCACCCCTCGGGGATGTTGATTCCCGCTTCATTTCTTCCGGTGTATTTGCATCCCTTCTGGATCTTCTTTCCAGGATAGGTTTTCCTAATGTACTCTTCGTTGACACGCCAGACTCCCCGATTGAAACCTCGAAGTTGGGCCACGACGTTTCCCATGATGTACGTTTGACAACCGTAGTCCGCGTTTGGTACGAGGTGCCCGTGGTCATATTTGGAAGTTATTGGTTTGTAATCGTCGTAAGAATAGGCTTGTTCGGGTTCCTGTTTGAAGGTCGGGTTAGACGAGCAACCCCCCTTGGTCTGTTGGATATATTCGACGTACTCTGCCTGTCTGAGCGAGTAGTCGAAACAAAGAGAAAAGTAGACGTAATGGATTAACTTGCAAACCATTTACTTTAGTAGGACAGATCTGTTTTGATAGTCACAACCAAGATGAATCCGAAGTGCGTTGGAATCGTTCGGTTCTCAATTTACCTCGACAACTACGAGGTTCCTATTTGGTTACTTTCCGTTCACTTCGATCGAAGTGGATACGTTGATTCGTGGAATGCATCGGTTCTCTCATTCGACGATTTATTCGAAAATTTCTTTCCCCAGTAAATGCAACCAAACTGTGAACAAGACAAGATCTCGAAGCTTCTTTTAGACTCCCTCTACGTCGACAACAAGAAGATCCACAAGGGCGCGTTCGCCATCTTCGGGAACGCGAAGACCAAGAAGAAGTACTTCGCGTCCGCTGGGGAAGCTAGTAAGGGAAAGAAGTTCAGGTCGAGCACCATCATTCGGTTCGCAAGCCAGTCCAAACTCCTCGGCGCGACGATTTTCGCGAAAGCCTTCGAAGAAGGAATTTTGCCCATTCAGGATTCGGTGTCCGAGTACCTTCCCGAGTTCGACAGGGAACTTAGTTATTACAAAAACGACGAGGGTACGGAGATTGGAAAGTTTGATGGTAAGATCGTGACCGTTGGCCACCTCATGTCGATGAGTACCGGACTCGGCTACTACTTTTCAAACTGGGGGTTCTTGTACAACATCTTTCCCCCAGCGATGCAAACCGACGGACCATTGGCGAAGAAGAACAAGGTCAGGAACGACTTGATAAGCAAAACTCTCAAAGAAAGGGGAATGTTTTGGGACTGGCAGTTCGATCCGTCCATCGAGAAGATTTCCACCCTTCCTTCCATGAAGAAGTACGTCGACGTCCTAACGACGGTTCCCCTTCTCTTCAAACCAGGCACAAATTCGAGTCGCGGGGCAGTCTACGGGATGGACTTTGACGTTCTCGGCGCGGTCGTCAGCGTTGCCTTGAAGAGAAACCTTGGCGTTACCGTCTGGGAGTACTTCAAGGATAGGTTTTTATGTCCAATGAACATTGACTCGTTCTTCTACGTTGGGTCCGAAGAAAAGCCCTGCGACCTCGAAGAAAGGTTCGCCGACTGCCCCTTCCGACGACCCTCCGAAAACAAACAACCCGACGGAACGGAATTTGCCCCCGATCCAAGTGAAGAATATTTGTCCCAATCTGCGAACGAAATCGCGTGGACTTCCGACTACCCCTCCGATGGGTTCCGTTACAACCACTCCATTTACACTCGAATTAGAGTCGAACCAGACGAGTACGCCGGTTACTTTGGCGCGGGTTACGCGGGCACTCCCTCCGACTACTGCAAATTCTTTGAGTTGTTGGTTGGAAAGGGCGTCTTTCGGGGCAAGAGGCTCTTGTCGGAGAACTCCGTCTCTTTTATTTTCACTTCCTCCCTTCCCGAAAACAGGAGCTTCGGACTGGCAACCGTCGTCGGGGACTGGACAGACAGTCTTGCCAAAGACGCCGACGTAAACAAGGTTGGTCTCCTTTCCTTCACGTACAACGAAAGTTGGTGTCTTGGTCAAGTCCGGGGAAACCATGCGTTCACGGACGCTCTCCTCGACAAACCCGCGATCTCCTCGTCCGTGTTCCGTTGGGGTAGTTACTACGGACCGGAATACTTTTGTGACTTGGAGACGGGTAACTACGTCGTCGCTGGAATCCAAGAGGACGCCAACTCCCTGAAAGTCGCCGGAGACACGTCGTCTGCACTGGCGTTCAACATCTTCACGATGCTCCAAAACCAATAAAACTTTGATCGAAGTTTTCTGTCGTTCCCGGAAGACAACGAAATTGTCGAGTACTCCTTGATAGAACTCACTGTCCGATTCGAACACGTCTTTTTTGGACTTCGATCGAAGTCTTACTTGTACAGTTTCCAGTAATTCGAGACGCCGTATTCTTCTTGTTCGAAGAACGGGACGAAGTCGCTCCACTCACTCACCTTCAATTCTTCCAAAAACCTTTCGTACCATTCCTGCTTCAAGAACTCGAACGAGAAGGGAAGGCAAAAGATCTCGCTCGAGAGGATCGTTCTCGTTATCGAATACGAAATCAAAAGGGTTCGGTCGACGGAATAGTGCTTGTTCAACCATTCGACTCTCTCTTCGATTGTGCCGCCGCACCCCTTCAGGAAGGGTAGGAAATCTAAATTATATAAAATATAATTTTTAATTAAATTTTTATATATTATCTTGTAGTCCAACTGGCACAACATTTTTCCGTCCTCCGTCGAAGTCAGAACGGCGTCGATCGTCGGTAACGCTCCGGAGGGAGGAGAGGGAACGACTTTCAGGCAATCGCCGGGATCTTGCGACAAATTCGCCGTCAAGAACAACGGGTAAGGTAGTTCGTTCACGACGGTGACGGCCATGTACAAGTTGTAGAACAATTTGAACTTGCTCCCGACGACCCGGTAGGTCATTCGGTAGACGTTTGTGCTCACCGGCGAGAACAAAATCTGGATACGTCGGTCGTTCGTGTAAACGGGATCTTGGTTGAAATAGATCGTCTTGATTCCAGGAGGCGACAGGATGAACCCTTCCTTCACGAATTCGATAACTCCCCCTTCGATTTCGGGGAAGAAACTAAACTTCGAAACAAACTTCCAACTGTCCTTGGTGCTGGGTTCGACACTCAACACGTCGATCTGGAAGTTGGGGTTTTTGAGGGCGTAGAGTTCGACGGGGATGGCGACTCCTTGGTCTTTGAGGTTTTGGGGGAGGACGGGAAACTCCGCGAAGAAGAACTCCCGTTTTACCCATGCGATGTCGGTAGCCGTCCTGTACGAAGGTGCGTCCAAGAATTTGTCGCAAACGTGACCCATTTATTTCGATCGAAATAATTACTTGAAAAGTCTCCAGTAATGGACGATACCGTACTCGTCCTTGACGAAGTATTCGTAGTTATTCTTGTACTCACTTTGTTCCAACTTTTCGAGGAACAGGGGATACCATTCCCGTTGCAAGTATTTGAAGTCGAACGTTCCGAAGAGTGCCTCCGACAAGACGGCACGCGTCATCACGTAGGAGATGAAAGAGCCAACTTCGACGAAGAAGTATTTGTTCAAAAATTCGGCGCGTTCCGTGATGGTTTCTCCACATCCCTTAACGTAGGGGAGGGGGTTGGGTTCGACGACGTCCCCCTTTTTCGTCTTTCCGTTCTTCGTTATCTCGTAGAGGAGCCGTTCAACGTTTCCGTCGGCGTCGACTTCGTATTCAATTTTCAACATCTTTACCTCGATCGGGGTAATTATTTCAGCATTTTCCTCTCTCCCTTGTAGGAGACTTTTTTCTCGCATTTTTCCTTCGTTGTGACTACGTCGCGGTAATTGAAGATGGGTCCGCCCCCGTAAGCCAAGTCGAAGGCGATTTCCTCACCTTTGAATAACCTTTCGTACAAGGAAAGTTTATCGGGGTGTTCGTTCATCGCGTTTGAGTTGACGCCGGACATGACGTACTTTTGGTTCTCTGAGTCGACCCAATGGATGTACGCCTTCTTGCCAAGTATAATGCACTTTTTGCTTGTTTTGTTTTCACCTTTCAAGTCGTAGTCGAACTGTCCGAGGTTGAGTCCGACGAGGTCCTTGCCGTACCTTTTTTGATAATTTATTATTAAATTTTCGATCCCACCGGAGTAGTCTTCGCACTTGTCGACGACGTGTAGGGAGTCCGTGTCCTGGTACAAAACGTGAACGCCAAGGTCGGTCGCCAAATCCTCGACTTCGTTAACCATGCGTCGGGCCATCGACAAGATCATCCCCCCAACGTGTACAAGACTACTATGTCCAAGTTTCGACTTTCTCAGGGTGAGGATGGACTGGATCCCGCACTCTTCCATGGAAATCAGTCGTTCGAAATTCTCCCTTATGTAGTCGTCGACTTTGTCGTTGTCCTTGATGACTACTTTGATTTCCGTGGGTTTTACGATGGTCTTTCCGTACAACGAGTTGAGGGCCAGTTTGCACACTTCGGACATCGACGAATTGCCTTGGTTGACATATTCTATTCTCTTCTCGTATAACGTTCGAATGAACTCGCCCATGTTGTCCTGTCCCCCTTCATCCCAGTAGATTCCCCTGACGAACTCGTACTTCACGTCTTGAAACTTGATCCAGTCTTCGAGGGTAATCTTGTCTACTACCAATTTTTTATTGTGTAACTCGTTAGTGTAGGTTCTCGTTCCGTCTTCCTCGAGGTAGGAGACGAAGGGAAGTTGTTGGTACTTTCCGACGGAGAGAACGTTGACTTCGACGACGTAATAAAAGTACTCGTCTGGGACAAAGTTTTTTATCACTTTCGCCGGTCCCTTCGGGAAACCGCCTTCGCGGCAAATCCGATCGATAGCCGACGGGTACATCGACTTGGCGTCGATGGGTTTCGTCTCGGCGTCGCAGAGCCACATCGCGTTGTCCTTGGTACACACTTTCCCGCCTTGGATGGAACGAGCGACAAATTCCCTAAGGTTGTCTTCCAAAGAGTAGACTCCCTCGTAACATCCCAACTGGCAAGCCCTCGCGTGAACCATCGAGGGAAGGGTCAAAAAGTCGTAACAGTCCGTCTTCAAAAGTTCAAGCATGTTTTCCCGGAACCGTTCAACCCCCCGTTTTAGCACGAGGCAATCGTAGTGAATGTAGGTCCGGCAGTGGGCCAAGTGATAGTACCGTCCCTCGGAAAAGTACCTTCCACAATGGTCAAACACCTTCTTACTGACAACGATTCTTCCGTCGATGATGATACTATTTTGAACGGGGGTTTCAGCAAGTTGGTAGCCCTCTGGAGTCACGTCGTAGGCCAACACGAATTCCTGGTTGGAATAATCTTCGTATTCGACGTAATCCCTCTCAAGGGAAAAAGAATTCGCCAAGTCGTACAAATGGTACAAGATGAAGTCCTGTTTCTTTTCTTCGAGGTCGAACGTTCGGGAGAAGTCCGCGAGTTTCTTTGGGATGAGTTTGAAACTATCCCTCAACTCAAACACTTTCCTTCCCAAGGAGAAGACGACTTTGTAATAAGTCGCGTCTTTCACGACGACGGAACGGATCTTGATGAAGGGACACTTCTTGAGGACGAACCAATCGTACTTCAAGTTGTGGAAATAGACGACGTTGTACTCCCCGGGAAAGCTGTTCAAGAACGTACGGAATCCCTTCCAGTCTCCTCCCTCTTGGTAGACTTTGTAGTCGTCGCCAACCCTCGCGTACAGGAACGCCTTGTGGTACGGCTTCAAAACGCATTCCGTATCCGCGAAGAAAATCCCTTTCTTTTTTACTTTGTCGTTCTTCTTCCTCCCTCCATTCGTCCGTTCGGAGTCGCTACTCTTCTTGAACTCGAAGGGAGCCTGTTCGCCAATGCAAACTTCGAGTTCAACTTCCTTTTCTTGTCTTTTCGTCGTCCCGTTGGTTTCCATGGGTTCGAACAGGCCCTCATTGAACAAGTCCCGGACCAAGTACAAAGAATTGGACTTCCCAATTTTTTCGAAGGAAAAGTAGTGGTCCTTGTACAAGGCGACGTGCGCGGTGACCGTTCCGTCGGGACAAGTGGGAGGGTACTTGTTGATTCGCTTCGTCGTGGAAGGAATGTGGTGTAACCAAATCTGTATCCCGAGCTTTCCTGCGATCTGTTTCAAGTCCGACATTTTCACGTAACCGGAAACGTAGTTGACGACCTGGGAACAATCGATGCCCTGACGTTCGAGAGAATACACCAGACAATGGGTTGGGTCAGGTTCCTTTTCGTCTTCTTCCTCCCTTCGCTCGTTGAGGGAGTTCCTTTCCTTCTTGTAAATCTGGTAGGGGGAGAGGTCTTCGTCCGAAAGGTTGTAGTACGGAAAGTAACTTCCTTCCGTCGTTTTCTTTCTGATTACTTCTTCAACCTTCACGTCGTAGACTTCGCCAAAGCAGTAATCCTTCATGTAATCGGACGTAACTTCCCCTTCCTCGGGGTTCAAGAGGAAATCCCTGAGGATACTCTTCGAATGTCGGTTCAAAAAGAACGACTTTTCGTTTTCGTATTTGTCGGAGTAGGTAACCTTGTAGCACTTTCCCGTGACGAGTGAAAAGATTTCGTCGAGGATTCCGTGCGCCTTCGACGTAAGCTTTCTGTATTCCAACAATAGGATTACGAGTCGTTGTTCCATGAGTTCTGGGTTTACTTGTCAAACACACACTCGAATACAAAATGACCGGGGGCCAGAACAGAGGCCAAAAAGAGACTCAAGCACCACATCGGAGCCATGGTCAACGAGAGAAGAAAGGAAAAGAAAATGAGCGCGGTTAAATCTTTGGTATCCCTCAACTTTCCGGGTTCAAGGATGAACGGTCCAAAAAAAAA